CGCACCCAGTCGGCCAGCACATGGATGGCACCGTCGCAGATTTGCGTCAAGACGCCGGTGGTGTAGCTTCGATTGGAGTTGACCGCCAGCCACAGCGGCGGGTCATCCCACAGCACGCAGGTCTCGACCACATGCTGATGATTGAAATTATCATATACGGGAACACCCGGCCGCATGCGCAGGGCATAGGCGAGCGCATTGGGACCATCTATCTGACCGGTGGGGAAGCTGAGGAACTGCGCAGCCAGTTCCGGCAATGGCTTAGCAAATTCTATGTTGCCACTGGCAAAGCGGGGCTGGAGCGCTTCAATGAACTGCGTCTTGCCGTCCGGTGCATGCATCGGCTTCACGGGCAGGATCATCCCCCGCTGTACCATCTCCATGCGGATGGGCTGCATCAGAAACTCATCAAGTCCATCTTTCTCTACCCCTATCTCAATTGGTCTAAATTGCGCATTGATATCGAAAATGCGCTTGATGATCTCATCCGGCTTCCATCTTCCGCCGCCGCCGTCCCAGACGATGAGCTTGTCACCGACCCAGCTCCAGACCGCCCAGCCGGTTGTTGACGAGCGCTCGTGGGTGGTGCGCGCGGGGTCGAGGAAGGCATAGGTCGGCTCCCACACATGCACGCGCGGGACGACCCGGAACAGGTCGGCGGTGAACACCTTCTTGGACGGGTCTTCAGGCTCGCACATATACTCCCGCGCGAAATCGTGACTGAGCCCCAGCCGCTCCAGCTCCGCCTCCTTGGCATCGGCCCAGGGCAGCGGATATCTTCCCGGCCAAGTTGGGGCCCACTCTCCATCACTACCGATGATCTTCAATGGTACCTTGATACTATGCCAGCCAGGAAGCCCAGAGATGACCACCGGTAGACTTTCGCGGTCGAGCGGTGTGGCATGCAGGCGGATGCGCGCACCCTTGTCCAGGGCCGGGAGAACCTCGCTGAAGAACCATTGCCGGGTCTCATGCCGGGCCTCCGGCGAGCGGACGTGCTCCTTGCTCTCCAAATCATCACAAAACAATAAATCTGGCCGAAGGTCGAGGTGCTTCATGCCGCGCACCTCCTGGCCGCGTCCCAGCGCCTGGATCACCACGCCGTTGCGGAGTATGATCTTACTGGCTCCCCACACCTCGCCGTCCAGTCGCCCAAATATTTTCAACAACTCCTCGTTGTTGATCAGTTCGTGCTTGATGGCGGTCAGCCGGTCCATGGCGCGGTCCTGGTTCTCACCGAGGATCACGCCGTTGCGGAAGGTGCGCGTGGCCGCCTGCAGCGCCATGGCCTCCTCGCCGATGGTCGACTTGCCGCCCTGGCGGAAGGCCATGACCAGCAGCCTGATACGGCGCGGGGAATGCCAGTCGTTGATCACCTGGGCATGGAAGGGGGGAGTTGCATCAGGGTGGCGGGACTTGAAGAAATGCTCGTGCGCCCAGCAGGGATGCTGGAAAATCGCCTCCACCCAGTCGGGGCGCAGGGATTGCATCAGTAATTCCCCTTAAGGTAGGTATTCCAATAACTACCCGGAGAAGCTGCACGGGCGAAGTTCTCCGCCTCCATGAGGGGCACGCCCTCCAGCTCATAGGTGGCGCCAGAAGCAAATGTTACCGTCATGGTGCCCTCGGTCTCCCGGTCAGGGTCCGGCTCCCAGCGCATGGAGGTGATGGCAGAGGAGGCGAAGCGCTTGGCGATGGGGGAGCCGGTAGGGGGCATAAGGGGTGTCCGTTTTAATCAATGGGCGGTGCCTCCTGCGCCCTCTCAGGCCTATCCCATCTAAGACTATGCCAATTCAAGCTGCCATCCTTGGCTATGGCCAAATGCACAGCGGCATCCTTGGCGCGGGTCAGGTTCACCATGTCACTGACCGAACCGTTCGGCCAATGAATGCGATACATGCTCGGATACTTATCGTCAGGGTTGACATGGCACAGCGGAGTGGCCTGCCGGCCATAGTGCAGCGCATAGGATGCAGGCATGGTAAGGTCCCTTGTTTGATCAAACACGAGGAGAATAGCAATGCTAGAGGAACGGATCAACCAGTTGGCGGAAGATGTCCGCGTGCTCAAGGAAGTGCTGGCCGACAAGCTGAAGGAGCGGCAAGACAAGATCGACGAGATGAAGAAGGAAGCGGAGCAGAAGGCGCACGAGGCGGAGGCGGGAGTGGAGAGCGGTTCCCCTACCGGGCGGGGACGATCACGCGCAGCTACGGCTTGACAGGGGACATAGAGGGCTACAAGATGTAGTCGCCCGCTGTCCATCGGGCAACACGTCCCTTGTTTGGTTGGTACTGGGCCGGCGCAGCTCCTCTGCGCCGGTTCTTTTTTGCAGTGATGAAATCACTGGAAATAGGCGATGACACGCATGAGCCCGATCTGGCCGCCGCCGCCGGCAAAGCCGCCGGTGCCGGCAGCGCCGGGGGCACCGTTGCCGCCAGCGGTCCAGGCATAGGTGGGGTTGGGATTGGTGATGATCGAGCGCACATAGCCACCGGCGCCGCCGCCGGCCGCGGACCATGCATTCGAAGTGGCCTCGGCACCGCCGCCCCCGCCGGAGCCATAAGCCTGCCCGTTCTGACCGTTACTGCCGGAGGCGGTGGTGCCGCCGCCACCGCCATAGAACGATGCACCGCCATGGCCGCCGGGACTGTTGACGGAGGCGGCCGCGGACAGCTCGGAGCCACCGCCGGCACCACCAGTGGAATTGATCCAGGTGCCGCCGCCAACACCGCCGCCGCTGCCGCCAGCGCCGATAGGGGCGCCACCGGTACCGCCCACAGCAATCATGCCGCCGAAGGTCGAGTTTCCACCATTGCCGCCCGCCGTGGCCCCGGTGCCGGAGCCAGCGCCGCCACCGCCGCCGCCAACGATCTCCACGTCCAGATACAGCGCACCGATCGGGGTGGTGTAGGTGCCGCTGGCGGGGCCGTTGGCGGCGGCGAATTGCGGGTAGGTCGCCGTAGCGGCAAGGACGAAGAAGGCACCCTGACCGGAATTGTAGATGAGCAGCGATTGCTGGTTCCAGAGGGTGAAGCTGCCAGCGTTGTAGATGACCGGGGTGAAGAAGATCGCGCCGCTGGTAACCGTGACGTTGATGCCGCCACCGCTGTTGTTGTAGAGGCCGAGCATGGCGCCGGTATTGGCGGAGCCGGAGCCGAGGTTGACGGTGGTGACGCCGGGATTGAGCACTTCATACTCGCCCCAGACGGCATTCACCGTGGCAGCGACGTAGCTGACCGTGGTCAATCCCTGGCCGGCGAGAAAGCCGTTGGGCAGATCGGACGGAGCGATCGGGCGAAAGTCGCCGGCTTCGGCAGCAAACCGTGTCTGGACCATGAGCAACAACAACTCGCAGGGGGTGGGTACCCGGTGCAATAGTAAATAGGAAAAGTTTGAAAAGGTAAAAAATTTTGAGAGGGCAAGGGCACAATTTTCTAGCCCCCACCCCCCGGCCCGCCCGTTCCCGAGTTGGTTCACGCCGAGCGGCCCGATCTTGCACGTGTGGCACGATGTGCATAATGCGCACATATAGCACGTATGCGCCAGATGGCCCTAAGAATGCAATCTGCGGTTCACTAGTCCAGTAGCCTACATGCAAGGCTGATTTTAGAGCACTAAGTGGCTAGTGCAAAAAGCCTTATGGAATGGGAGTAATGTGAATGTTTTAGTATAGAGATATCCAGATAGATAGTTTTTTAGAAATAGACTATAGAGGCAGATTGATCGATTATGGCTTTTCGGAATTAAAATAATTCTGACATTTGCCATAATCTATCAATCTATGGCTTACATAGACCTCATACCCTCAGGAAGGTGGCTAGTGGTTAGTGATTGATATCCTTACCATTTTAGCTTTCACTAGCCAGCTAGCAAAGTGGCTAGTGCTATTCTATACCCCCTTAGTCCGGTTTTGACTTAAGGGCAAATATTCTACTTGCAATTAGATGCGGCATTTGCTAATAACACATTTTACCATTAATACCCTACTTGCAATTTAATTAATTATACATTATATATTCAAATCCACATCGGGAGGGTTGTATACATGATGCGCAATTTGATCAATGGCTACCTCATCAACCTGCAGATCGCGCTCTCGTTCATGTTCGTGGCTTGGGCGCTTGGCCTGACAGACGGCTGGATCGTGGCCACCGGCATCGCGGCTTCGATCGTTGGTTGGGAGCTGCGACCACGCGACGACAAGTCTTGACACTCTTGCACCTCTTGCTTATGTTGCTTGGTACGGCAACCAAGGAGTAGCAGCAATGCACCTCACCTATTACCCGATCCGCAAATGTCGTTCCTTTTGGACATGGCTGTTCTTCTATCGCTACTTGTGCGGC